AATAATAAAGAATTGAAAAAAAACTTAGAAAAGGAAAGAAAAAAGCAAAGAGAAGATGCCATAAAAATAAATACTTTTATCAGATTAGATAAAAGCAGTGCTTCTGAAATCGATAAACAAATTGAGCAAACTTATTTATCTTTGCAAAAGAATATTAAATTTGTCTGTACCAATAAAGACTTGATGAACAGTATGCTAGATGAATTAGACTATATTGTTTATGCATCAAAGCTATATGGCGGAAAGCATGTTATGGAAGAATTGGATAATCGTTACAAAAATAAAATAATGAGTTAAAGGAAGAATGAAAATGATTAAACTACAAAACGGATACAGAATTACATCTGATGGAAAAACCTACACTTTGGTTCAAGATGCAATTCAAGTTAGTAAAAATGGTGAGGAAAAGGAAATTCAAAAATCAATTTCCTTTCACTCAACTTTGTCAAGTGCATTACAAGGTTATTTAAATTGTACAATGGCGGATTTAGTGAGCAACGTAGATTTAGAATTGAAAGAAGTTAAGCAAGCTATAAGCAATCTTTACGAGGAATTAAAGGCGTATGAATAAAAAATACGAATACAAGGGAAATATTTATTGTGAAGATGATTTATCACAAGAAATATACAACTATGGTGGGGATTTAGATGATTTATTTTTTGATTTGTTGAGAAATAAAGACATTGAAGAAACTACTTATTATTCCGCTAAAGACGCTTGTAGTTCCGATGAATGTTATGAAGATTACAAAGAATTAATTAAAGAAGAATATGAAAAGTTAGGAATTGAGGTGTTACAAGGCTATGAATAAATATCAAGGAGCAATTAATTATTTATGGAAGTCATATGATAAAAATAGAATATATGGTATTGCAAGTAGAGGTTATCTAGAAATATTACAAGAGTTAGTTGAAAAAGCGGATTCATTTGAATGGATTCCCGTTTCTGAAAGACTGCCGAAAGAACATGATAGCATATTCGCTAAATTGTATGGAACAGATAAATGGAATAATAAATTATGGAGAACAGTATCAGATAGAGTACTTGTAACCATTAAATATGATGATGGCACAAGAATTGTCAAGGAGTCGCATACTCGTGATGGTGAATGGAGCGATGAAAAAAGATGTATGAACTGTAAAGTTGAAGCTTGGATGCCATTACCTAAGGCATATAAGGAGAAAGACAATGAAACAAGATGAAATGACAATTTGCGAATGTATTGAATATTTGGATTCAGTTGTCGGTGATGATAAGAATGTTAAAGATTGTCTAGATTATATTGAGCGCAAGGCTAAATCAATGGATAAAAAACTGAGAGAATATAAATCTATATTTGGCGAAGAACATCCGCACGATGGTAATTCACTCGGTTTCTTAAAATTTAATATATATTCAAACAGTACTTTAAAGAGAATGACTAAAGATTGGTTAATTGATTACATCAACGTTCTTTATATCAATTGGAAAGGCACAGACAACACGTGTGAACGTGTTAGTAGATTAGCTAAGCGATTGTATGAAAAAGCGAAAGAATATAAAGAAGCTTTAGATGAGGACGATAAAAATGAAAGCTAAAGCTAAAGGAATGTTTAGAAAATTGGGGTATATACAAGAAAATACGACAATCGAACGATTTATTGCGTACAAAAAACGTCATAGAGTTGGCTTTAATTACATTGAGTTTGACACAATCAATAAAACTTTTGAAGCTAGTTATTATGACTCGAAAGGAGAACCACATTCTCTGATTATAACCCCTAAAGAGTTAGTAGCGATATATGAGCAAATAGATGAATTAGGTGGTGGATTTAATGAAGTTAATAAGTTGGGAAAACCAAAATGAAATTGCGAAGATGTTAACCGCAAATCTAATCATTCTTGAATCGATTTACAAAAATGGAGAAATGGATGAAGAATGTTATGAAAAATGCGTAAGGAATACAGTGAATGTATTAGTTGAAGTGTGCACTTTGGAAATGTTAATTAAGTGTCGAAACACGCTAGAAAGGCGAATAAGAAATGATGGGAAGAATACCAATCGGAATCAAAGAATGGAAGCGTAATCCAAAAACTAATGTGTTGGAGCTATATTGCAGTACATATTATGGAATGCGATTACTAGCAGACATTGAACTATTATATGACTCTACATACAGATGCCGTTTACATAGACAATGGAATAAATATGATATTGAAGCATTACACGGAACAGAAGAAGAAGTCAAAAAGCAAATTGAGAATGATGTTATTGAAGCTTTTGAAAAAGAAGCAAAAGCTTTAAAACATCAACTTACAATATATGAAAATTTTATTAATAGATTCAAAGGAGAAGAAAATGATTAACAGAGTTATTTTATGTGGTCGATTGACTAAGGATGTTGAAATTAGAAAAACAACAAGCGGAAAAACAGTGATTGCCTACACTTTGGCAGTAGAAAGAGATAAAGAACACACTGATTTTATTAATTGTGTTGCGTGGAATAAATTGGCGGAGTTGATGTCACAGTATACACACAAGGGTGATATGGTAGCAATCGAAGGAAAATTGAATACACGCTCATATGATAACCAATATGGAAGTAAAACATATATCACGGAAGTGGTAGCGGATAGTGTGCAATTTCTAAGCTATAAAAAGAGCACAGAGCAACAAAACCAAGCACCTAACACAAATACATATAGCCAACCACAACAGGCGCAGAATCAACCGCAAAGAGCTTATACGCAACCTAGCTTAACACAACAGGCAGAGCAACAAGCATATTATAGCAATAGCAATGATTCATTAGATATTAATAGCGATGATTTGCCGTTCTAGTTATGAAAAAGTTATTTATTATTTACGTAATTTATTTTGTGATAGTATATGCGATTCTAACGGGTTTAAATGCACCCGTTGGAAATCCGCTATTGAAAGGATTTTAGAATGAATGAATATTGTAAAAGCGCAATGGCAATGAATGATAAATACATGCATGCATTAGATGAAAAAGCAAAAGGAAATGAAGATATGGTTAATCATCCGTCACATTATCAACACGGTATTGAGCCTATCGAATTTATCGAATCACATAATCTTAATTTTAATTTAGGTAATGTAATCAAATATATATCACGTGCGCCTTATAAAGGGACAGAGTTGGAAGATTTAAAAAAGGCAAAACGATATTTAGAAAGAGAAATAGAAAGGATGGAAAAACAATGATTGAATTTATTTGTGGTGCAATTGTTGGCAGTGGTATGACTTTGATTTTGTATAGCATACTAGTAGGAAAACGAATACAAGAAGAACAAGATAAAGCGACTAAATGTATCTTCAAGTATGAAGAATATAGAAGAAAAATAAGAACTTTAGAACACGAAAAGAAACAATTAGAATATGATTTAAAATCTGTTCAAAAGAGGTAATCAATATGGATTATATGATGTTAAATAGTGATAACGAATGTGTTGGATTTGTTAGCGATACACAAGTTATGCATGACTTAAAATTAACATTCTTGCAATTCAAAAGATATGTGATGTATGGAAAGAAATACAAAGGCTACACGTTAATCGAAGATGAATCATGTTCTAGAAAGTGGGAGCACAACAACGATTTAGAATATAGATTAATCACAGAAAGCAAAGAAGGTTGGAGATGGTATGCAGTAAGTAACTTAACGGTTATGAGCGTATCACCTAAAGGTACAAAAAAAACACTCAAAACAAGAAAAGATGGAAGCGTTAGAGTGAACGGGAATATATATTATGTAAATCGTATATGTTATGAAACATTCCATGATACGAAACTGCCAAGAAATAAAATTGTGAAGTTGACAGGAGAAAGAAATATAAAAAATTTATCCGTGCATAGTCCAACAGTAAATGTAAAAGGTAGAAACAAAAGAGCGGTAATGGTTGATGGTGTTGTTTATGATTCAGTCAAAGAGTGCTCAAACAAAACATATTATACAGTGAATGCGATAAGTAGAATGTTAAGAGAAACAAGAAAGAACACTTTAGGGGTTGAATATGTCGGGTAGTATTTTAAATGGACAGGTAAGAAAGTGTGCACAATGCGGTAAAGAGTTTAGAATATACGGTTTAGTGAGTATGTGGATGTATAAAAAAACATATAAAGGAAAAACACATTATATGTGCTCAAATAAATGTTATGAAGGATGGTTAGATAAATGGATGCCAAAGAAAAAAGAAGATTGATTGATGAACATTTCAAAGAATATAACGACATTTGTAATCAGATTGAAGAATTGCGATGTAAATGGACAGAGTTAAACAATAAACTTTATGGAATTAAACCAATCAATTACAGTGGAATGCCGAGCGGTGGCGGTGGTGGTAATGAAGATAAAGTGATAATTTTTCTAGAAAGATTAGATGATATCGAAAAAGAAATCGGAATTTTAAGAGAAAAAAGAAAGCAAAAAAAAGAAGAACATTTAAAAGAAATCAACCACCTAGAAAGTTTAGATTCAAGAAGGATAATGAGAGAAATTTATTTAAATCGCCATAAAACAGAAGATTTAATGAATCTTATGAATTACAATCGCAGTAATGTATTCAGATTGAAAAGTGTTGCTATTGATGATTTTGTTGACATGATACTAAAATGGACTAATTCGGACAAAAAAGAACTAGGAAACATGGTAAAATAGTAGTGTCCAATAAGGACGACATTACATATTCCAAAACGTATGTATAGTTACTAAAAATTAACCCTTTTGATAAGAACCACGTACTAGTTTATGTGGTTCTTGTTATTTGTATGGTGTATAGGAAATTCATAGTCTTACTGTTATGTTTTTGTTTTCTTTTTCAAAGAGTCCTTTTTAATAGATATAAGATACCTCGCCTATGCACCATAGAGATACGCTACACAATGAAAGGAGCACACAATGCAGATTGTAGAAATGAATTTATCGGATTTAATACCGTATGAAAACAATCCTAGAAATAATCAAGAAGCAGTTGATTACGTAGCAAGTAGCATTAATGAATTTGGCTTTAAAGTGCCTATTGTAATCGATAAAGATAACGTTATTGTGTGCGGTCATACAAGATATTTAGCTAGTAAACAATTAAACATGAAGAAAGTACCGTGTATTAAAGCGGATGATTTAACAGATGAGCAAATCAAAGCGTTTAGATTAGCGGATAACAAGGTATCAGAAAAAGCGGAATGGGATTATGACAAATTAAACGAAGAATTGAATGATATTTACGATATAGATATGGAAAGTTTCGGATTCGATATAGATTTCGTCGATGAAGAATATGAACATATCGTGAATCAACAAGAAACGCAAAGAAGAGTTGAGAATATCGTAAATTTACAATACGGACAATTTGAAGGTGAAGGGAAATATGATATTCCTAAGCTAAAACCCGTAACAGAATTACCGCCAATCAAAGAATGGATTGGATTTAATTATGTTTTGTCGGATAACGACCCTAGCGGAAAAGCGGTACACTTCTTTATCGATGATTACCAATTTGAAAGGATTTGGAACAATCCACAACAATACGTTGATAAGTTAAAACAATATGTATGCGTGGCAACACCCGACTTTTCACCATATGGCGATATGCCATTAGCTACACAGATTTTCAACATTTATAGAAAAGCTTGGATTGGAGCATTCTTACAAGAACAAGGAATCACAGTAATTCCAACGGTAAGAGCAAGCACAGACCCTAGAAGTCTAGAGTTTTATTTAGACGGAATCCCAAAAGATGGAATCGTGATTATTAGCAATATGTGGACGAACGACAAAGAGTCAAAAAAGTATTTCTTAGATAACGAGTATAAAACAATGATGGAAACGCTACATCCTAGAAAAGTATTCGTTTATGGTCGTGAATTTGAAGAAATCACAGACGATAACGTTGAATATATAGAAACATTCACAAAAGGAAGGTGGAACAAGTAGATGGCAAAAGGTGGCAGAGGTGGAAAGAGAAGAAGAGGAAACCCTAGCACAAACGATAAATTTAGTCCAAATGGTGTTGGTGATAAAGTTCCAAGTACATTAAGTGAAGCACTAGGAGCAAAAGGAAAACCGATGAGCGAAGCCAATGCGTGGTTTGATGCAAACCCTTATTATAGTGACAAATACGCAGAATTTAGTTCGAATTGTCAAAGATGTGTTTTCGCATACGAAATGCGACGAAGAGGATACGATGTTATTGCACAACCAACATACAAAGGCGATTCAATGCCATATGGGGCAAATTGGACGGGTGCGATGAAAGGAATGTCACGTGTTGCGGTTGGTAAATCAACAGAAAAAGCAACTATCAATTACATTGAAAAACAAATGTCGAGTTGGGGAGATGGTTCGCGTGCAATTATCCGTATAAAATGGGCAGGCAGTAACTCGGGACACGTAATAAATTGCGAACAAAAGAATGGTAAATTGCATGTTTACGATGTACAATCTAATAAGAGAGTAACAGGTGTGAAATACCTAGAAAAATACTTACCATACGCAACATTAAATCACACGGAGTTATTCAGAACGGATAACGCTACACCAACAGATGATATGCGATTCATGGTAAGAACATCGAAGAAATAAAAAGAACAAAAGAAAGAAGGTTAATTATGATTAGTTATGACTTAGCAAAACAAAAAGCGTTGGAATTAAATAGTGATGTGAATACGTGTTATGAATTCAATAATGCGTACAGATTCTTAGATAAAAATGATGATAGCACAGGCGATAAAAGCGTAATCATTTTAAAAAAGGATGGCAAAGCATTAAATTACGTAAACTATATTTTAGATTACGCAACAAGCAACGAAATGAAAGAAATTAAATTTTAGAGGTGCACATGAAGAAAAAGAAAGATGGAAAAGGCGGTAAAGTCTTAACAGATAAACAAAAGCTTAATTTAATTAAGAATGGCGCAGTGCCGAAGAAAACAACGAAAAAGAAATAAACTCATATACTAGAGTATAAAGAGTTCCTTAAAGCGTTCATGATAATGTGAGCGCTTTTTGCTATTTAGGGTCTACTAAAAGTAGGCTCTTTTATTTTGTAAGGTGGTGGATGTATGGCAAAAGGAGCAAGAGGTGGACAGAGCAAGAAAGCAAGAGGGGTTCAAACCGTTATGATTACATCATCGGATGGACAAACGAAAATCAGATTATCACAAGCAAGTGATGGAACAGTGTACCAACATTCAGACCCCCAAGGCGGACGATATGACAAGTTAACACCAATCCAAGGTATGAGCATGAAAGCATTGTTAAACAATGCTAAAAAGAATGGTGGAAGCATTACAAAAGTAACAAAGGCTATGTTGAATCAAGAAAAGAAGAGAAACAAAGCAGATTCGTTAGCACAAGATAAAGCGTTAGGTTCAAGAGCATCTAAAAAAGGTGTGAATAGACATAGCGCATATTGGAGCAACATGTAAAGGTGGTGATTAGATGGCGAAAGAAAGCAATTTGAAGCCTTTTACTAGTAATCAAGACCGTGAACAAGCCAAGATAAATGGTAGAAAAGGTGGCAAAGCACGTCAAGCTCAAGCTAGGCGCAGAAAAGCACTGAAAGAACAAATGGAGTTATTGTTAACATTACCCTTAACAGATGAAAGAGCAAAGAAACAATTTGAATCTATGGGTATCGATGCGGATAACATGGACAATCAAATGGCGATGGTAGTCAAAACGTATGCACAGGCATTAAAAGGAAATATTAATGCAGTGAATGTAATTCGTGAGATTATCGGAGAGCGTGTTGTTGAAGTCAATGTTAACAATAATATTGATGATAAAGTCAAAGAATTAGACAGACTACTCGATAGTGTAGCAAAAGATGGATAAGAATTTAGTTAGTCTTTTAAGAAACGAACCGTATAAAATTGGACAACTATGTGGATTCACAGATTTAACAGAATTACACAATGAATGGTTGAAGATGATGATATACGGCGATGATGAATTCACGTTATTAGCACATCGTGGTAGCTATAAAACAACGTGTTTGTCTATTTGTTTTGCATTTATCATTGTGTTATTTCCGTATAAAACAATCATATTTGTCAGAAAGACGGACGATGATGTTATTGAAGTTATTAAACAGGTTAGCAACCTTTTGAAAACAAGCATATTTCAGACAATAGCGCTAAGGTTGTATGGATGTGAGATAAAGTTCACACAAGATACATCTTTTAAGCTAGATACATCTTTAAATACATCCACAAAAGGTATGGTTCAGTTGTTGGGAATCGGTTCAAGTGGTTCGCTAACAGGTAAGCACGCCGATATTGTCGTAACAGATGATATCGTAAACTTAAAAGACAGAATCTCACGTGCGGAACGTGAAAGAGTCAAGAATGTTTACATGGAATTGCAGAACGTAAAGAATCGTGGTGGTCGTATATTCAATACAGGTACGCCATGGCACAAAGAAGATTGTATCGCAACGAAAATGCCGAATAAAATAACATACGATTGTTATTCAACGGGATTAATTGATAGAGAAAAGCTCGAAGAAATTAGGCAGTCAATGACACCTAGTTTATTTAGTGCAAACTATGAATTAAAGCATATTGCCGATGCAGATGCATTATTCACGAATCCTAAATTTACGAATGACGAAACGTTAATATATGACGGTGTATCACATATCGATGCAAGTTATGGCGGTGAGGATGGCACGGCATACACAATATGCAAAGAAGTTAATGGTAAATTCTATATGTTAGGAAAACGTTGGAATAAGCACGTAGACGATTGTTTAAGCGAAATCTATGCATTACAAGATAAATATAGAGTTGGCTCAATTTCATGCGAAAGAAACGCAGATAAAGGCTATTTAGCGAAGGAATTAAGAAACAACGGTCAATACGTTGAAGATTACTCCGAAAACATGAATAAATTTATTAAAATATCAACCTATTTACGAAAGTATTGGAACGATATTATTTGGCTTGAAGAAACAGATGCAGATTATATGAATGAAATTCTAGACTATACAGAAAATGCACAACATGACGATAGTCCCGATAGTGCATCATGTATGATTCGTAAATTCAAAGGTAAACGAGAATGGTTATTCTAGAAAGGAAGTGAGAAAGTGCTAAAAATTTCAGAAATCAAACAATTCATTGATGAAAATAATTCATCGTTGAAAAGAGCGGAAAGCGTAAAAGCTTTAAATTATTATGAAGGTAGACATGATATCAAAGATTATAAAATCTACTATACAGATGCTAAAGGTGAATTTGTGGAAGATGAGCAAAGAAGCAACATTAAAATTTCACATCCTTTCTTTACAGAATTGGTAGACCAATGCGCACAGTATATGCTAAGCGGTGACGATTACATTGTGAAGTCAGACAATCCAAAATTGCAAACAGAATTAAATAAGTATTTTGATGATGAGTTCATGATGGAAATCAATGATTTAATTACATACGCAAAAATTGAGGGTGATTCATTTCTATATAGACAAATGGGTGATGATTTTAGAAGTCACTTTAAATTTGCGGATGGTTTGAATGTGGTGGAAGTTCCTAGTAAATACGCTAGTGATAAAAAAGACCATATCATTTATCATTACTATTGGAAAACAGAAAAGAACAACAAAGTAGTTTCTAAGATTCAAGTGTGGGATGATGAGCAAGTTTATTTCTATCAAATGATTGATAACACAATTAAGGTAGATACAGACGAAAAACTAAATCCAAGACCACACGTTGTTTATAAAGAGGACGAAGCAACGTATCAACAAACCTTTAAAGGTATTCCATTTGTTAGATTGGATAACAATAGACGAAGAAGGTCAGATTTATACGTTATTAAAGATTTAATTGATGATTACGATTTAATGGCTTGCGGATTGTCAAACAACTTACAAGACGTTGCCGAAGGTATTTATGTTGTTAAAGGTTACAACGGCAAAAGCCTTGATGAATTAACACAAAGCATCAAAGTTAAAAAGCAAGTGTCCGTCGGTGAAGGTGGAGATTTAGATATCAAGACGATAAACGTTCCGTATCAAGCTCGTGTAGCAAAGATGGAAGAAGATGAGAAAAACATCTATCGTTTCGGTATGGGATTAAATACAAACACAATCGGCGATGGCAACACAACAAATTACAATTTAAAGTCAAAGTATGCATTGTTAGAAATGAAGTGTAAAAAATTAGAAGCTCAGTTAAAAAGAATGATGAAATCAGTAATTACAATGGTTATTGACGAAATTAACGAGCAACAAGATGCACAATTCAGTTATAGCGATGTATGGATTGAATTTAAACGTGAGGTCATGACAAATGCTCAAGACAATGCACAGATTGAGCAAATCAATGCACAGACAACACAGGTTAAAGTTAATACATTACTAGCGTTAGCACAGACTTTAGACAATGAAACGATTGTAAAAGAAATTTGTGTGGCTTTGGATATCGATTACAATTCAATTAGAGATAAAATACCAAAACCGAAAAGTGTTGAAGAAGAAACACAACAGGCTTATTCGGAATTAGATGGATTGATGAATGAATAAGTATCAGAAAGAATATATCCAAAGTAATATACAAGACGAAGAAGAAGTGTTGAAGGAAATCAAGAAAGCGTATAGAAAAGCAGAATCAGACATAAACCACAAAATTAAAAGGTTGATGTCAGAAATGAAAAAAGCCAAAGAATCAGATATACAATCTAAGATTTGGCAAATAAAATACCAAAAAGCATTGTTAAAGCAAATTGAAGAAGCACTCATAAAAATCGATGATTATGATTCAATTATGGATTATTTAGAAAAGTGTTATGAATGTGGATGGTATGGTGTTCTATACGATTTAGAAAAGCAAGGTATCCCGTTGATATTACCTATTAGGCAAGATGAAATGGCAATGGCAATTGTAAAAGAAACGAAACTAACAAGTGGAATTTACAAGAAATTAGGGCTAGACAAAAAGAAGCTTGCAAAAGAAATCAATTTTGAAATATCAAGGGGTATCGCTAACGGTTGGTCAAGTATGCAAGTGGCAAAACATATACATGATAGATGTACAATCGGAAGGAATCGAGCAAGTTTAATTGCAAGAACCGAAGGACACAGAGTTTTAAACACATCTAGTTTTAATTGTCAGAAAGAAGCACAGGCGAATGGATGCAAGATAACAAAACAGTGGGATGCTACACTAGATGGAAGAACGAGATGGAGTCACAGAATGGTTGACCAAGAAATAAGAAATATTGATGAACCTTTTTCAAATGGTTTGATGTTTCCATGTGACCCGAACGGAAGTGCTAGTGAAGTATGTAATTGCAGATGTGCATTGTTACAACGAGCAACGTGGGCACTAGGTCAAAAGGATTTAGATAAATTAAAAGAAAGAGCGGAATATTACAAAGAATTAAATGAATCATTCAATAAAGATGAATCATTTAAAGACTTTGAGAATAGATTAAAAAAGATAGGAGCAATAAAATGAAAAAGTTAAGATTTAAAGAGTTATGCCAAGACAAAAACACAGGAATGTATTACAAAAGAGGTGATGTTGTTGAGTTTGAAGATGCAAGAGCATTTGAAATTATGCAACACAATGTTGCCGAACTAATCGAAACAAGGCAAGAAGTTGAACCTTTTGTTGAAAAAGAAGAAACTGAAACAGTTGAAGAACCGAAGGAAGAAGCGAAAGAAGTTGAAGAGCAGAAAGAAGAAGTGGAAGAAGTCGAAGAAACTGAAACAGTTGAAGAACCGAAAGAAGAAAAACCAAAAAGAGGAAGAAAGCCAAAAACAGAACAAGATAAATAGTATTCAATTATAAGCGCATAGAAAACGATTCTAGGCGCTTTTGTTCGTTTTGTAAGTATTTATATATCAAAGGTATTAAAGGCGCTATAATCGCCTTTTTTATATGTCCGAAATGACATAAAACTACGTGAGCACGCACGTATAAAAGCCATTTACATTTTTTAGCCATCGTGGGCGAAAACACGTAAAAAAGCGTAAGGAAAAGGAAGGTAAACAGATGTTAGAAACGTTATTGAAAGAGTATTTAGCGGATGATTCAAAAGTATCGGAATTCTTAGAAAAGATGAAAGAAAGCAAGATTTTTTTATCAAAAGAAGAAAACATCGATACACGCTACACAAAGATGAAAGGTGAATATGAAGCAGAAAAAGCAGAATATGCAAAAGCTTTGAAATTAATTGAAACGTTAAAAACACAAACACAAGGTCAAGATGCATTGCAGACACAAATCGCAAATTATGAACAGGAAATTTCCGACCTAAAAGCGAATAACGAACAATTAACACGTGAAAACAATTTAAAAGTTGCTTTATTAAGTGGAAAAGCAAAAGCGGAAGATATTGACTATTTATTATTCAAACTTTCAAAAGATGAAAACGCCGTTAAATACGGAGAAAATGGCGAAGTATCAAATGTTAATGAAATTATTAACAATTTGAAAAAAGCCTATCCATCGCATTTTGAAAGCGGAGCAAAAAGAGTCGTTGACAAAATCGACTTGCCGAACGATGGAGATAAGGATGTAAAAATCACAAAAGAGCAATTCGATAAGATGAATTACAACCAAAAAAATGAATTATTCCATAAAAATGAAGAATTATTCAACAAATTAGCAAATGGAGAAGAAGGAGAATAAAAAAACATGGGAAATTTAGTCACAAAGTTAGCAAACTTGATTAACCCTCAAGTTATGGCACAAATGATTAGCGCAAAGGTAGAAAAGAAAGTGCGTTTTATGCCTTACGTCAAATTAGACACTACTTTACAAGGACAAAGTGGAGATACTATCACAGTGCCAAAATATGGATATATTGGTGATGCAGTGGATGTAGCGGAAGGTGAAGAAATTCCAACTCGTCAATTATCGGTAAGTTCAGAACAACACACAGTAAAGAAAATCGGTATTGGTGGAATCATTACAGATGAAGCAGTGTTAAGCGGTTATGGAAACCCTCAAGGCACATTAACATCGCAATTAGCAACATCTATCACACAAAAGTTAGATAGTGATGTTTTAGAAGAATTGTATGGCACAAAAACATTCTTTACATCAACAGATGTATTAAGCTATGAAACATTAGTAAACGCTATTGATGTATTTAATGAAGAAGAAAACACAGACAAAGTAATGTGGGTACACCCTCATCAAGTTACACAATTACGTTTAGACCCTAACTTTATTTCAAAAGATAAATATCAAGGTCAAGTAACAGTTGATGGCGAAATCGGAACAATTGCAAATACTCGTATCATCCCATCTAAAAAGGTTATGTTAGTAGAATATGTACACGATGCAAGTGGAACAGAGGTAACAAGCGAAAATCTAAAAACATACGAAGGAAAAACATTCCCTAGTGTAAAAGTTGGTGACAAAGTAAAAGCCGTTACTGCTAAGTACTATGCAAACCCTATCGTTAAATTGAACGGAGATAGTGAAACAGAGGACGATACAGAAGCATTAACTTGTTTCTTGAAACGTGATACAAACGTTGAAACAGAACGTCAATCTAAATTCCGTCAAACAGAAGTAACAGGCGATAAAATTTATGTAATGGCAGTTACAAACGAAAAGAAAATTGTAATTGCTAAAACATTACAAGTTAAAAGTGTTTAAGCCTTATTCAATTAAGGCTTTTTCCCTTTTATAAAGAGGGGTGAATGTATGATTATTGATGCAAAAGATTTATTGAATGAATTTTCGGATTATGATTTCTCAAAAGTTAATGAAATAGTATTGCAAAGACGATTAGATTCAATCGAACAGAAAATCAGAGCCTACACTAGAAACGGATTCTACTTAAAACCAATTAAATCAAGGTTTACATTCAACGGTGATACATTAATACCATATAAAGATGTATTTGTTGGATTTGGTATCGGCGATACAGTAGAAATCTATAACGGTGGTGTGAATAATGGATTATATACGATTAAATCCGTTCAAAAGAACTCGATGATTTTAGATAAGCAACTAATCGTAAATGATGCAATTATGAGTATTATTAAAATTGATTATCCTAGCGATATTGTAGAAGGTTGTGTGGAGCTTTTAAATTACGATTTGAATGTAAAGCCAAACATGAAGCAAGGAGTTGCGAGTGAATCAATTTCAAGGCACTCAGTAAGCTATATACAACGTAATGACAGTAATACATCGATGGGATATCCTAACGAGCTATTAACATTCTTAAATCCGTATATCGAATGGAGATAAATATGATAGGAATTGGTGGAAACACAACCGCAACGATTCAAAAGTTATTCACAAAGAAAAACGAGTACGGAGAAAAAGAACAAAGTTACGTTGATTTTAAAAAATTAAAAGGTTTCTTGGATATGCAGAGCGGTAACGCTCAATATAATTACAATGCGAAAATTGTGGAATCAACACATGTGTTTATTTGCAATTATCAAAAACTAGATATAAGCGAAGAAAACACACGCATGGTAATTGATGGTAAAGTGTATGAAATTACATATATCGATAATCCTATGAATTTAAACTATCATTTAGAAATTTACTTAAAATATATCGGTGGTGTGCAAAATGTCTAGATTCTTTATTGATAATTCAAGTGCGGTTAAGCAAGCGATTGAACGGGCGATACAAAACGGATTAGAAGAATGTGGTGGGGAAATCGAATCACAAGTAAGGTCAAACACTAGAGTTGACAGTGGGGACTTGAAAAATAGTTGGTATCACAAAACGGATGGTGATATTTGTACTATCGGCTCACCTTTAGAAAATGCCACATGGGAAGAATTCGGAACAGGTATTTACACAAACGGTGGTAGACAAACGCCATGGAAATACAAGTACGAAGGAAAAAAAGATAAACAAGGTTGGAGAACAACCAAAGGTAAAAAGAAAAACCCTCACGGCTTGAAAAATACCGCTTTTGGAATGAAAAAAGAATTAGAAGCACATATGCAAGATATTTTAAAGGAGTATTTAAAATGAATTTTCTAGGTGCGTTAGATAGGTTATTAACAAACAATGGAATTAATTACACTTTGGATTTAGTGAATGATATTGTCGCTTTTCCATTTTGGGAAGGTGATTTTCAAGAGGTAGATAGTTCGGAAGAACAAGGCTACCATGAATATTCGTTTACATTAACAGGAACGAACAAAGGCACATATTCAAGGTTGATAAAAGATTTAGAAATCATAAGAAAAATCACAAGGAATCATACAGAAATATTGGAAAGCGGACATAGTGTCGCTTTTTTTTATGAGCGTATGCAAATGATACCGTCGCAAGATGAACAAATTAAGCGAATGGAAATCACAATAACAATAAAAGAATGGAGCGTGTAAACATGGGAGCAAATACACCAATCGAGATTGGAAAAACACATAGCGTCACAGATAAAACCGCAAGTAATATCATGCTTGGAAGCGGTGTTGTGTGTTATGGATTAAAGTATACAACCGATAAATGGACGTATGATGGAGTTTTCGGAGCAACAAATGGTGGTTCTAAAGTCGAAATCAAACCCGAACAAAAAGATTTAGAAATCGATGGAATTTTAGTCAAAACAAAAGGCTTAACAGTTAAAACGGGCGAAACTGCTACACTTACAACAAATCTTGCAGAAATCACATCGGAAAACTTAGCTATGGTTTCAACAGGAGTAAAGAAAAAAGATTCAACAGTTACAGGATTTGACGAAATTGTATCAAAGTCACAGATTGACGAAGGAGATTATATCGAAAATCTAGGATTTATCGGATACACAATCGATGGACAACCTATCATTATTAAATTTGACTGTGCAATTTGTACAAGCGGTTTATCTTTTGATACCAAAAACAAAGAACAAACAACAGTAGAAGCGACATTTGAATGTGTTGCGGATTTAGGTGCAAAAGATTTAACAACATTGCCATGGCATATTTATAAAAAAACAGTAAGTCAAGTATAGAAACAGAGAAAAGAGGTATAAGACATGAGCGTTTACGAAATTAAAACATTTAAAACAAAGGATATTTTTTCCGCAGTAAAGTTAATTAAAGCTTTTGGAATCAACGAAGTAAAGGATATTACCAATAATATCGAGTTAGCACAAATTACAGACAAAAAGGGACACATCGACACCGATAAATTGGGGTATCAGTTAGTTGCACCGATTATTGAATTAGTGGTGAATCATCTTGGTGATTGTGAGAAAGAGATTTATCAATTTTTGGAAAACACATCTAATCTAACTAAAGAGCAAATCAAAGAAATGAAGGCTACCGAATTTATTAAATTCATGCAAGATTACATTAAATTTCAAAAGGATGATTTCTCGGATTTTTTCTCACAAGTTTCACAATCGCTCAAGTCGGAATAAACAAATTTATGGACTTGCTATTTAAAAGATATGCAAGTCCTTTTTTGCTTTTTGACGAATTGATTGTGAATAATCAATCGTTTGATTTTATACAAGATTTGCTAAATGAAATTCAAGAAGAAAGTTATTACAAATTATGGCTTTACAAAGGTTTTGATAAAGATTACGGAGAATTTAAAGAAATTATCAGACCAAAAGAACATAAAAGTATAAATATAGACATTAACGGAGCAATTCAAAGCGCTTTAGACGTTATGAATGAATTAAAACCTCAATAGAAAAGGGGGTGAATCATGAATTTAGCGGATTTAATTTTAAGATTGAAAGTCGAAGGACGAGAACAAGCCAACCGTGAAATTGACGAAGCAACACAACATGCGGAAGGTGCTACCGAACGTGGAAATGGTGCATTATCTAAATTAGGTGGCGTTGTCGTTAAGGTCGGGTCAATGTGTGCTAAAGGTGTAGCGTTTTGTGCGACGGGTATTTCAACAATCACAGGCTTTGCGGTTAATGCGTACGGCGAATATGAGCAATTAGTAGGTGGTGTTGAAACACTTTTCGGTGCTCAAGGAATGAGCATAAAACAGTATGCAAAGAGTGTTGGAAAAACGGTATCAGACGTTCAAGGAGATTACGCAAAACTTATCAAAGCTCAAAACAATGTAATGTCAAACGCTCACAAAGCTTATATAAAGCAAGGAATGAGCGCTAATAAATACATGGAAACCGTTACGACATTCAGTGCATCGTTATTGCAAGGCTTACAAGGTGATACAGTAAAGGCGAGCAAAGTTGCGGATATGGCAGTAACCGACATGGCGGATAATGCGAATAAAATGGGTACGTCAATGGAAATGATACAAAATGCGTATCAAGGTTTCTCAAAACAAAATTACACAATGTTAGATAACTTGAAATTAGGTTATGGTGGTACAAAATCCGAAATGGAGAGATTACTAGCCGATGCAGAAAAGCTAACAGGGATTAAATATGACATCAATAATTTAGCGGATGTATACAATGCAATTCACGCGATTCAAAAGAATCTAGGAATTACAGGAACAACCGCAAAAGAAGCGATGCACACAATTCAAGGTTCTATGAATATGACGAAAGCATCATGGGAAAACCTTATGATAGGATTGTCAGATGGAAAACAAGATATCAGAGAATTGGCAAATCAATTTGGTACGTCATTTAATACGTTGGTTGATAATGTGTTTCCGAGAATCAAACAAGCTTTTGAAACAATACCGCTAGTAATGACGTTAATAATTCCACAATTATTGAATACAATCATCAATTTATTACCGTCGCTTTTGAGCGCAGTAGGACAATTGATTAGTGGTATTGCTCAAGCGTTGCCAAGTCTTGCCACAAGCCTTTTTGGAGCGGTTAAGACTATATTTACAATGATTGTAAATGCATTTACAAGCGGAGCACCTAAATTTATGGAATCCGCCAAGCAAATGGTTTCTAATTTGTGTAAAGGAATCGAGCAAAACTTACCTAGCATCATAAGCAGTGCTTTAGATATGCTTTTGAAATTTTCACAAGCAATATTGGAATATGCACCGCAGTTAGTTTCGATGGGTATGGATTTATTGGTTTCGTTAGCGAAAGGAATTGCAGATGCGATACCTACACTAATTGAAAAAGTACCGACAATCATATCAAATCTAGCTAATGCATTTAGTAATAGTGCAAGTACAATTTTCTTAAAAGGAATTGAAATCATTATTGAATTAGGCAAAGGTTTGATTCAAGCTATACCAACATTAATTGCAAACATTCCACAAATCATTAAAGCGATTTTTGATGTATGGAATGCAGTGAATTGGTGGAATTTAGGTAAATCGTTAATTGATGGTATCTTAAACGGAATCGCCAATTTATGCGGAAGCCTTAAATCATCAGTTAGTCAGATTTTCACGGACATAGAGAATATTATTAAAAACTCTATATCAAACGCCAAAAATGGAGCGGTTAACATTTTCCAAAGTATGGCACAATTTCTAAAAGATATTGCCGTAGGAATTTGGAACGTTATTAAAGCGACATTTACATCCATGCAAGGTGGAGTTGGTGGAATATTCAACGCTATCAAAAATCTAGCATCTACTATTTGGAATGGAATTAAAAGCTCTATTTCAAGTGTGGTACAAGCAATCAAAAATACAGTTGTGAGCATTATTACATCGGTATACATCAGTGTATCGTCAATATTCACGAATTTAAGCACAGGTACAAGTTCAATATGGAATGGTATTAGGAATATTATTTCAAGCGTTGTTAACGGAATTAGAGGTAACGTTACAAATGCATTCAGTTCATTAAGAGGTACTGTATCAAGCGTTTGGAACGGTATTAAAACCGCAATCACAAATCCTATATCTACCGCAGTATCAGTGGTTAGCGGATGTATTAGCAGAATTCGAAGCGCATTTAATTTCTCGTGGAGATTGCCACATTTAGCGTTACCACACATTTCAATTCGTGGAAGATTTAGTCTAAAGCCACCAAGTGTCCCACATTTCGGAATCAGTTGGTATAAAAAAGCGATGGATGAACCTTACATGTTTACTAGACCTACACTATTCGGAATGGATTCTGCAACAGGAAACTTAAAAGGTGCGGGCGAAGCAGGCGATGAAATGATGTACGGAAAGAATAATTTGATGAAAGATATTCAACAAGCGGTATCAACTGAAAACAGTGGAGTTGTTCAAGTGTTGTATGAATGTTTTGATAAATTATTCGAAATTCTAGGCGAATATTTCCCTAAGTTTAGTAATATAAAATTATTGCTTGATACAGGAATGCTAGTCGCAGAAACGGCGGAAGAAATGGATAAACAATTAGGTATAATCAAAAAAAGAAAGGATAGTTAATCATGTTTGGCGTAAAATTTGGAAATAAGCACTCATATGATGATTTCAACGTGTATCTAAAAGAAAAAGATATAGGATTTCCCGATGTCAAACGTGAAACAGTAGAGATAGAAGGTCGTGACGGGTGCATCGACCTTTCTACTGTTTTAACAAACGACGTTAAATACAAAAACAGAAAACTATCATTTACATTCCAAGCAATCGGAAGTAAATTTGATTTTCCTAATATCATTTCTAAAATTTCTAATTATTTACACGGTAGAAATTATCACGTTGTTTTAGACGAGGATAAAACATTTTATTACGAAGGAAATGTAACGATTAATAAATTCAAAACTAACAAAGCGCTTGGAGAAATTACAATAGATGTGGATGCACAACCGTATAAAATGGAAGTTGTCGCAACGGGTGAACCTTGGATATGGGATACATTCTCATTTGTTGATGGAATTATCCACACATCAGAGTTAACAGTAAATGGAACGGCAACAACAAACCTTATAAACAGGCGAAAGGTTGTATCACCAACAATTACGTGTTCGGATGCTATGAGCGCTACACTAAATGGAGTTACAGTTCAATTAAAAAAAGGAGAAAATAAAGTTTTCGACTTTAGATTAAAAGAAGGTGACAATGTTGTTACTTTTAAAGGTAATGGCAAAGTCAATATTATGTATAGAGGGGGTTCATTATAATGTACACAGTATATTGCGATGAAAAACCTATTTATGATTTACGAAACGAAGAACTTGTGCTAGGCTCACCAAAATTAACTTTGGAAGAATCAAATACAGGTTCTTTTCAATTTACTATATTGCCGACACATCCATATTATGATGATGTTATTGATTTGGTTTCGAATATTGTTGTAAAGCAAGACGGCGAAGAAATATTCAGTGGTATTCCAACGGAACACACAGAGGATTTCTACAAAAGAAGAACATTTTATTGTACAGGCGAATTATCGTATTTGAAAAACACAACTCAACCAATGGCAGAATATCACGATATAACGGTACGTGGGTTTCTAGAAGCGTTACTGAATGTGCATAACTCAAAAGTCAGTGGCGAAAGAAAATTCTATGTTGGTGTGGTTACAGTAAAAGACAACAACGATTCACTTTACAGATACACGAATTACGAAACTACACTTGAGTGTATTAACGAAAAGTTGATTAAGAAATTAGGCGGACACATAAAAATCAGAAAAGAAAACGGGAAGCGATATATTGACTATATAGAAGATTACGCAAAGGTTTCTAATCAGATTATACAATTTGGTGAAAATCTAATGGATTTTACAAAGGATTATGATACATCAGATATTTGCACGGTATTAATTCCTTTAGGTGCTAGACAAGGTGAATCGCCTATCAGTGCTTTAGATGCTTATTTAGACATTACAAGTGTTAACGACGGAAAGAATTACATAGTTAATCAAGATGCCGTTAATAAGTACGGATGGATTGAAAAGGTCGTTAAGTGGGATGATGTAAACGTACCTAGTATTTTGAAATCGAAAGGTGAAAAATACTTAAAAGAGGTTCAATACGAACCACAAACGTTAGAAATTAAAGCTATCGATTTACACAATCTAGATGTTAACACCGATGCAATCAGAGTTTTAGATTCGGTAAGAGTTGTATCTAAACCACATAATCTAGATAAATTCTTTTTAGTTACAAAACGTCAGATTCCTTTAAATAAACCTAGCGATGAAGTGTTTACATTCGGAGCTAAAGTAAGGGAATCATTGACAGACACAACACGAAAAGAAAACACGGATGTTAAAAATAAACTAAATGCAATTCCAAATAAATCGGAAATTTTAGATGAAGCGCGTAAAAACGCTACACAAATTATTCATGATGCAACGCACGGTCATGTTGTAACAACGGCTAACGAACAATTAATCATGGATACGGACGACGTTAAGACGGCAAAGAATCTATGGAGATGGAATTTAGGTGGTTTAGCACATTCTAGTAACGGATATGATGGTGCATATGACACGGCTATAACGATGGATGGTCAAATTATTGGTGAGCGTATTGTTGCCAATTCAATTGATGCATCTAAATTAAGCATCAATTACAAACAAAGTGTTGAGAAAAAAATAACTGTATCACTAGATGATTCAAAGAAATATGCAGATGAAAAAGCAACAGGCGCAAAGGAATACACGGACGGTCAAATCACGGAAACGAAAAATTACGCCAATGCACAAGCTAGTAATGCAGAATCAAGCGCCAACCAAAAGACAGATGAAAAACTAAAAAGTTATTGGACAAGCGTGGAAACGCAAACGAAAATTGAAAACAGTGCGGAAAAAGTAACTATTAGCGCATCTCAAAAAGCAACGGAAGTAGCGAATGAAGCATTAACGAATGCTAAATCGTATACAGACGACAAAGTGACAGATGCAGAAAAAAACGCAAAAGACTACACTAATAGTAAATTAGTTGATTATGTTACAAGTACAAATTTTGAAGTTGCGACAAATAAAATTTCTTTAAATGCACAGGAGTATGCTATGGCGTGCGCTAACTCATCGTTATCGAGTGCTAATGGATACACAAATAGCCAATTAAAAAGTTATGTTACGAGTGCGGATTTTGAAGTAAAAACAGATAAAATCGTAGCGTCTGTATCAAAAAAAGTAGGAAATGATGAGTGGTCAACAAAGCTAAAGCAAAGTGCCACAGATATTCAAATTGCATGGAATTCATGCAGTGATTACATCAAATTTATTGATGGAGAAATGAAAGTATATGAATCATCAACTAATACAGATGATACATTGTTAGCTAGTTTCTATAAAAGAGGAATAACTTTATACAAAGATGGTTCGCGTTTAGGTATGATTGGAACAAATAACATTATAGGAAATGAAAGTGTTAAAGGAATTGTTTTCGATTTAAATTATAGCGGTTCATACATAGCTTGGGCATCAAAAGATGTTAATGACGATGTAAATGAATATACCATAAAATTAGCGTATGTTGGAAAAGGGAGAGGTTTTGAAAACCATGAAGAAGATGCGCTATATAGCACAGTAACGCTAGATATGCGAAACCATTACCTAAAAAATCCTATATTTAAAATTGGCGATGATATAGGCAAAAATTTGACATTCAATTTCTATCAATGCACGAGTGTAACAAACAACAAAGGTAATTTTCCAACCACACCATGTTATCTTAGATTCAAACACGGGTTAATGGTTGATGCTAAAGTGTTTCAAATAACATAGTAAAGGAGAATTGTATGGATGATGTTAAGTATATAATGCCCGAAATGGCAGAAATAAACGAAGATGATATTACAATAAAGCCTATTGTATATATAGAAGAGGATGAAAAGGAGTTTACGAATGAAGGTTGAAATTAAAGAAGATAGACCACTACCAATAAGCTTAGAAATGTTTAATGCAAAACAAGCGATTCTAGAGAATGTGTTAACAATTCAAAAAGAATGCGGATTACCATATTTCGTATTAGAAGGGATTTTGGCAGATGTTCTAGTGCAAGTTCAAAACGGTGCAAACAATGAAAGAACAATTGACTTTAATAAATATATGGAAGGAATTAAAGAAGATTACGAAAAAGAATTGCAATCATTAAAAGGCGGTGAATAGTAAATGCCAAATATTCAAAATGAGATAAATCAAATTAAAAATGCGGTTTACGGAGAAGAAGTTCGTGAATCGATTATCGGAGCAATCAAAAAAGTAAATGACGATAATGAGTCTTACGAAACAATCAAAGCAGAATTAAAAGGACTAAAAACAGATTTAGATAATTCAAAAGCAACACTAGAGAGTATTAAAAGTGCAACTAATACGGCATCGACAACGAAAGCAAACCTTGATACATCCACTTCTAAAGCTACACAGACTAAAAAAGACTTGGACAGTTCAATAACGGATGCCACAAGTGCAAAAAAAGCGTTAGATACATCAATATCAACTGCCAACACATCTAAATCTAATCTAGATAAATCGGTAACGAGTGGAAATAATTCTAAAACAGAATTAGATAAATCTATTGAATCGGCAAAAACGAACAAAAATAACTTAGACTCATCGAACACAACGGCAACAAGTACATTGAATTCTCTTAAATCAGAGAACACAAAAGCTCAAGGCTATTTAAACCAAGTAACATCAGAAAAAGCTAATCAAATTTTGAATGGAATTTCAGATGTTAAAGATTATCTAGGGTTAGTTGATACGCAAGTTGTTGGATTACAAGTCGATTATAAGAATCGTACATTTAAACGATTATGTGGAGCGGTCAGACTAAACAAAGGCTCGGATTTCAATAAGTTTAAAATGTATGGTGGACGTAGACGTTGTAATGTGGCGGATGATGGAACAATCAAAGCGTATTATGGCGATAGCGGATATAAAGAAGATGGCTCGAATGGGCAAGTAATGGTTTATCAACCTAAATTCTATTACAATGTCGTTCCCGTTGAAACAGAGCAAATATCGACAACGAAAAAAGGATATCATATGCGTAAAGCCAACTATTACGTATCAGATGTGCCAAAGCCAAACTTTAAAGTGCATCCCGTGTTCTTTGACAAAAATGGAAAAGAAACGGATTATGTATTACTATCGGCTTTTGAAGGTTCGTTATACGATACATCGGCTAGTAAATATCTAGCAAACGATGAACAAGTTGCGGATTTTAGCACAGATAAATTATGTTCAATTGCGAATGTCCGTCCAACATCGGGATTATCACAAGATTTGACTAGACCAAAAACGGAACAATTAGCAAAAAATCGTGGTGACGGTTGGCATCAATTAAACATTAAGATGGCATCAATGGAACAATTACTAATGATGATTGAATTAGGGACTATGGATGTACAAAGTGCAATTGGACAAGGTGTTACAACCATTCCCGATAACGGTTCGTACTCATGTGCATCTTATACAGGTTCAACATCATCACTAGGCAATAACACAGGAATGGCAAGTGCAACCAAAGACTACACAGGAACATCCCAAACCGCAAACGGTAAAGTCGCTATTTCATATCGTGGAGTTGAAAACTTCTATGGTTCTATTTGGAAGTTTGCAAGTGGAATGAATATCTATGGAAACGGAAAAATGGATGGTGGAATGGCGTACATTTGCGATGATTTAGCATATGCCGAAGGAAAGAACACAGGCAACTATAAACCGTGCGGATTCACGTTAACACCTAAAGGCGGTTTTATTTCTGCAATGGGATATAGTGAAGAATACGATTGGTTGTTCCTAGCATCTGAATGTAATGGCAATAGTGCTCTACCCATTGGCGATTACACATGGGTTACAGAAAACCTAAACGGTTATCGTATCGCCCTATTGGGTGGGTGTTGGGATGGTGGCGGTGCTTCGGGAGCTTTCTATTGGGATCTGGGTAACGGTGTCGGTAGTCGGTATCGTACTATCAGTGGTCGCTTGTCGTATATCCCCACTATGTCATAGATTATTTAAGTATATGTTATAATATACATAGGTTAATATCATCGTGATTTACTGATTTGCAAAAATTAAATCAATCACCCAATTAGGTGGGAATTGGAATAATGGCGGTAATTCGGGAGCTTTCTATTGGAATCTGAATAACAGTGTCAGTAATCGGAATCGTAATATCAGTGGTCACTTGTAATGTGCTTGAAAAATTAATTTTTGTTTAAAACCGAATCATCAAACGGCTCGGTTTTAATATAACTGAATGATATTGACCTTGGCACTTGCCAAAACATAAAAGACCGTACTACACGGCAACAATTTAAAAGTGTATTAGTAGGCTATGTATTAGTTCGAAAGTTCGCAAAAATTGCATACGTTTTTTAGAAGGATTTAGAATGAAGAGAATAGGAAATATTTATAGCAAAATTTATGATATGGAAAATTTAAGACTAGCACACAAGAATGCTAGACGTGGAAAAGGATGGTATGAAGAAGTTAAACGTGTGGATGCAAATTTAGATTACTATTTGAATAAATTGCAAAAGCAGTTGATTAATCATACATATCACACATCTAAATACACTACATTTATAAAACGTGACAGTGGAAAAGATAGAGAAATTTACAGATTGCCATATTTCCCCGACAGAATTTGTCAATGGGCAATTTTACAAGTAATAGGTGATTACATCTTAAAGAATCTAACGAGTAATACTTATTCGGCTATTCCAAGCAGAGGAATACATTACGGATATAAGAAATTACAGAAAGATATACAAAACAACAAAGAAAAATGTAAGTATTGCTTAAAAATCGATGCTAGAAAATATTATCCATCAATTAATCACGACATTCTTAAATCTAAATATAGGAGCATTTTCAAAGATAAAGAATTACTTTGGTTGCTAGATGAAATCATCGACTCAACCGAAGGAGACACAGGAATTCCAATCGGTAACTATTTGTCACAATTCAGTGGCAATTTTTATTTATCTAGTTTCGACCATTGGATTAAAGAAGAAAAGCACGTCGATTCTTACCATAGATATATGGATGATATTGTAATTTTCGCAGAAACAAAAGAAGAATTATATCTTTTAAGAATTGAAATCGATAAATATTTTAGAGAAAATCTAAAACTAGAAATGAAAGGCAATTGGCAAATATTCCCCACATTTGTTAGAGGTGTCGACTTTCTAGGATATAGATTTTTTGGGGACTACACACTATTGAGAAAATCAACTTTAAAAAGAATGAAAAGAGCACTGATACCAATTCACAAAAAAGTTAACGAAGGTAATATGATTAATTATCATGAGTGGTGTCAAATCAATTCATATAAAGGTTGGTTGAAATGGTGCGATAGCTTTAATTTGTATCGAAAATATATCTTACCTTTAGAAAATGCTTGTGATTCGTATTACACGAATGTAATTAAGAGAAAGGTGTGCATAACATGAAAGATTACGGATTGCAGAGAAGTGCCATAAAGCCGTCAGAACGAGAATTCACAGAAACTAAAGTATTTGTATATACAGATATAAAAGAAGTTGTAGAAAGCTCGGAAAATGGTGATATTAACCTATTTGAATTTAATATGATTGAATATGATAAAGATGAATTTATTGAATTGTTGTCGGATAAAAATAAATCATTAGAATCAGAAATCACAGAAATTCAATTAGCATTGTGTGATGTATATGAAAGGCAAGGTTAATTATGGCTAAAATTTACGCAAGTTTAATTAGAAAAGGTTTAAAGACTTTGGAACAAGTTCCGAAGCAATTAAGAAAAGAAGTAGAAAAGCTATTAAGCGAAGGAGAACAAAATGATTGATTTTACAGAGTTAACAAAATATTTCGTATTAGTTGTATTGATTGCGTGTTTAATTGTTGGATACATTTTAAAAACATCGTTTGAAAGTTTCCCAAACAAATACATTCCTACCGTATTGGCTTTTATCGGCATGGCATTAAACTTAGCCGTGAGCGGTTTGAGCGTTGAAAGTGCCGTTTACGGTGCTTTGATGGGATTAGCTAGTACAGGAATGCATCAAGCGTTTACGCGATTTGTGGAAGGCAAAAACGAAGAAAAATAAAGTAGGCTACTTGTATGGAATTTACAATTACAAGCCAACAGATACTTTGGATTTGTGGAATTATTACATCGATTTGGGGCGTTGTGAAAATTGTTAAAGAAATCAAAAAGCCAAGTGATGATTTGAAAGAAACAGTGAATCGTCACGGTCAGTTATTAAACAATGACAACGAACGATTAAAAGCAATTGAAGTTTTTGTTAAATTACAAGGCGAAGTCAACAAGAAAATCGATGAGCATACTCAAACCTTAGCAGAACACAACGAAAAGCTAGAAGCAGACAAACAAAGAGGTAATTTAATGCTTAAAGCCAACATTGCAATTCTTGATGGTTTGCTTTCCGAAGGTGACAAAGAGAATTTAAAAGAAACACGTAAAGAAATCCAAGAATACTTGGTAGATAAAAATTAAGGCACTACACAGTGCCTTTTTTATATAAAGAAAGGAGCTATTTAATATGGATGAATTAGCTTATGAACAATTGAATGAAGAAGCTCAAGAAGAATTGAGCAATGGATTAGAAAAGGGGGAAGATGAAGAATGTCATACTCAAGACTAACTAATAAGTACATTGTCGCAAGTCCTAACAACTATATGCGTGGACGTGGTGGCTATAAAGTATGTAAAATTACACCACATCATATGGCTTGTCGATGGAGCGCCGAAAGATGCGCTCAATCATTCCAAGTTGAAGGACGAATGGCAAGCGCTAACTATTGTATTGGCTCAGACGGTACAATTGTATGTAACGTAGACGAAGAAAATAGAGCGTGGACATCATCAAACTATTATAATGATTGCCAAGCAATTACAATTGAAGTTGCAAACGAAACATGTGCACCTAATTGGACAATCTCAACTAAAGCATGGAATGCATTGGTAAATCTATGTGTTGATATTTGTAAGAGATACGGATTTAGATTAAATTACACAGGAAACGCAAACGGAAGTTTGACAGAGCATAGAATGTTTGCAAGCACAAGTTGCCCAGGTCCTTTCCTACACGACAGAATGAACCAATTAGCTAAAGAAGTTAACGCTCGATTAGACGGTCAAACAGTAGCGCCAACACAACCTAGTGCGCCAAGTGGCGAAAAATATTCGGTAGGCTTGCCAATTTGTACAAATACATTAAGTACAAATTGTAACGGTACATCTAGAATTATAAAAGGAGATTGGAGTGGAACAATCGGACGTGTAATCAAAGGTGCTAAATATCCGTATCGTGTCGATAGAAAAGGCGTAGCGATTGGATGGACAAATGACAATGCAATTGATTCAGACCCTCACATCCCTAGCGGAACTCAAGCACAAGCGGTTCAAACTGTTTTAAATTGTATTCCGTCGGATTTCCACAGAGAAAGCGCTACATTCTACATGGATAGAACGCTTAAAATTATGAAAGCGCCGAGTGATAAAGCGGTTGATACAGGTTTTGTATATGAACGAGGTATGTCAGTACATTACGACGGATATGTAAAGCGCGAAGGATTCGTATGGGTATCATGGCTTTCGGCAACATCGGGAGAACGTCGTTGGATGAAAGGCGGAATGTTAAACAATAAAGGCATCAACGCTACACCATACGGAAGATTCGCATAGAATTCGCACATATTAAAGCGTAATTCGTACAAAATGTACAAAAATCAACATAATATGTTATAAAATCAACCTATGGTTAATTCCATAGGTTCTTTTTTTATGCTATAATGGAAAAGCTTTGAGGTTAATATACATTTTGATGTTAATCTATGGTGGCTCTGTTGAAACAGGGCTTTTTTTATTTTCCTAAAAAACTATTTACAAGTATATACGTGTATGTTATACTATTATATAAGGAGGAATTGTAAGTGGCTTCGGAAGCAAAGCTTAGAGCTAACAGTAAATCGAATAAGATTAATACGAAGATGATTTGCGTTCGTTTAAGTTACAACACGGACGCAGACATCATAAAGAAATTGGATGAAGTCGATTCCAAAATGGGCTACATCAAAGAATTAATCAGAAAAGATTTGCAGACTAAAAAAAAATAGTCTGTTTTCTTTAAAAACACTATACACGTATATACATGTATGTTATACTATATATGTACTTGATAACTAGCACAAAGGAGAAAAAAGAAATGAAAACGATGGATGAGATTTTTAGAGAAAGAGCTAGACAAATTGAAAGATGCCAAAAAGTTTGCGATGAATTAAATAAAGATTGGGATGAACCACGATACACATATCACTATGACGATTGCGAAAGCGGATTTACTAAGTTCTATTTTTATTTAAACAACGGCGCAGAAATGCTAATCAGAACCGTTAAAAATGAATTCTTAGATACCGAAGAAAGTAAAATATTATCTGACTATTGCCCAAGCACAGAACAATTAACATTGTGGGATATTCAAGGACTATTAAAATAGAAAGAAGGAAATGAATATGTCATTATTAAATGTTAATTATTATAATATGTATAGAAATCACATCCAAGAATTACACGATGATTGTGTGAGATTTATTGAAAGTGATATGCTATTTACAAGCGGTATGTTATACAAAGAATTAATCACATTACCAATCGGAACATATGCGAAAGATGGCGATATCACAGAGGACGAAGAAATAGAGCTAATCGAATTAGTTCGCGGATTGGGTGATGATGTATTAAAAGCTTATGAAAATAGAAAAAAGGCTAATCAATAGCCTTTTTATTTTGTGTATACATCCATGCTCTCATGAACTTGGACATGCATATCATGGATTAAACATTGAAAGTCATAGAC